TTTCGATGCCCGTGAACGGGCTGGCGCTCGTCGCGGCGGATACGGCACAACTCAGTGAGAACGCGGAGAACCCGGGCGGGTCGTAGGGTAGGTCGTAGACGGTTTCTGGCATTTGTTAGGGTGTTAGGATCGATGGACCGTAGCGGTGGACGAAGTAGCGAAAGACGTCATACTCGGCTTGTCCGCTCATGGTGCCGCTGTAGGCGATAAACTCGGCGACGTGCCCGTCCCAGTAGTCGGCGGTGCCGCCTCTCCGACCAAACCAAAGCTTAGACGTCGTCGGGACGTCCAGCGTAGCGTGGACCGAGCCTGTAGCGCTTTTGGTGAACGTCGCCTCTTTGACCTCTACCGACGTCCCTTCACGCTGGACCTTTAGGAGTTTCCAGTTGGTATCTTCAAAAACGTCCGAGGAAGTCGCTACCGAGTTGTAAGCGCTGACATAAGTCTGCACCACGAGTTTTTGTCCCGTCGATGGTGAGATTGCACCTTTACGGATCTGGAACACCGGCACCGAGTTGGTCCCGTCCGCCCAGACCACGATTTTCGCGTCGGTGTCGCTGCCGCCGTCGTCGTCTTTTACCAACACCCACCAGGTGAAATCAGCGTTCCCGAGGTCGATCGTGTCGATGGTCGCGGTGAGCCCCATGGACGATCCATCGAACTCTAGCGCGTCGCCGTCGATCGTCGGGTCGTCGACCACCGTCGGTCCGGTGTCGGTGCCGTCTTCGACCGCCTCGGTTGAATCCATGCGGTTCGCCCACGAGTCGACCGTCGCCGGCGTCGTCGAGTCATCTACCCCACGGTCGGCTCTAAACCAGGTCACTGCCGACGCCCCCGGCGATGGCGGGGCGCTGGTGTCGATGTTAGTGACGCCGTGGACATGGTTGGTCACACCGCTGAACACCGTCCCCTTTTCCTCTAGCGCGTTCGGGGAGCCCGGCCCGTAGAACCCTTGCACCCAGTTGTCGATGTAGTTGTCTCGGGCGTGGATGTTGCACGTCGAGTACTGGCCGACGATCGCCGCCCCGAGCGAGTATTGGGACGTTGTTGCTACTGTGTGGCGGAACGTGTTGCCGGTGACCAGGATCGACGTGTTCGTCTCCCCCTTGAGCCCGTAGAGGACGTTCTCGGGGTCGCCGTCGTCGGTGATCGTGATGATGTTGTCGGCGACCACCACCCGCAAACACTCGCGGAAAAACAACCCTCGGTATCCGGCGTGCTCGATCGTGTTCCCCTCGATCACCAGGTCTGTCACGTCAGAGCTGGTGCCGTTGAAGTGGATTACTCCACGGTTGCTGGTGGTGTCTTGCCCCGCAGTGGTCACCGTGTTCCCCCGGATCGTGAAGGCGTGCCCAGTGGTCGAGGAGTCGTTGTGGCAAAACACCGTGCCGCCGCGTGCCATGTTCCCCTCGATCTGGACGTCTGAGTTGGCGGTGCGGTGGATGTGGTAGTGGACGTCGCCCGTCGAGATGTAAGAGTGGTTGCCGGTGAACCGGACGTTACGGCTCGGGGTAGTGTCGGTGTGAGGTTCCACCGACACCGCTTGTTGTGATGCCCCGTCGTAGATGAACCCACATCCGTCTCCGGCCGCGTCGATCTGGAACACCGAGTCTGGGGATGCGCCGGCGAACGTGCATCCGCTCACCACCACGTCGTCGCACGCGATGATGTCGAAAAAGTGGTTGTTGTCCGTCCCGTCGCAGTGGATGCGGTCGGCGCGGAAGGTGGTGGTGTGGGCGATCATAACACCGTTCTCGGTGTTCGCGATCTTGAAGTCCCTAACACTGATCCCTGTATTGCCCGAGTAAACCGTCGATGCGTAGCCCGAGTTAGAAACCACTGCGTTATTCGCACCCAGGCTCCCGCCGTCGATCACCGAGCCGGCGCCGGCGCCCGATAGCGTCTGATCGCTTTTGAGCAGCACCGACTCGGGGACGGTGTAAGTGCCGTTGAAGATTTCGATGTGGTCGCCCGCCGCGCTGTCGTCCATCGCGTCGATCAACGCCGTGCCGCGTGCCGCGTCCGTGTCGGCGCTCGCCGCGTACCACGTCACGTCGCCGTCCGCCGCCGTGCGTTTCACGTCGCCCCATCCGTCGGGCTCCCAAGACCCGGCGCTCAGTGCGGTCCCCCGCCACCGCCGGCCAGTGTCCGTCTGGTCTAACGTCTGACCGATGTAGTCCGGTGTCGCCGCCGCCCGTGCCGCGTCATTTGCCGCCACCATCGGCTGTTTAAGATCGGACGGTTTCGGGATGTACTCCCAGTCAGTGCCGTTATAGTGGACCTGGTCGCCCTCGGCCGCCGCGTTGCTGTCGCCCGTGACGTCCTCGGTGCCGGCGACGCTTACGATGTAGTAATCGCCGCTCGCCGGCGTCAGCGCCCCGATGTTCGGCGTGTCGGTCGCCACGTCCCACGCACCCTTGTAGGTCGCCGTGGTCGAGACGGGGAGCTGTGCCGCCGGGACTTTGCCGGTGCTGTCGAGCTCCGCCACCCCGTCGACCGTCCCTTTGTCCGCTTCGGTGATGTAGAGTCCGGACGTGTAGTCGCTACCTTGCGCCAGCGAGCTCGACCCGCTTTCCAGGACTGCCACCTCGCCCGCGTAGGTCGTCACCACCGAGCCGCCGCCGTCCATGATTTTAACGATCAACCAACCGGTTCCGGCGATCGAGTTTTCGTTCTCGGCGGCGGTGACTGAAACGCTAAAATGCTCCGACCCGCCGTCGAAATCGGCGACCACCGATAAAGTTCCGGTGATGTCGCCGGTTTTGCTGAAATACGCGGTGTAGCTCGGGTTGTTTCGCTCCTTCAGCTCCAGCGAGTAGGTGTATCCGCTGGGGTTGAATACGGCGCCGCCTTGCAAAAGCCCGACGTCGAACGTGAGCGATTCCGCCCGGTATAAAAAAACGTTCTGCCCGGTGTTGGAATCGACGAGCTCCGAGTTCGTCGTCTGGGTGTCCAATAAAAGTCTAATTTCTCTAGCCATGGTCAATTTGGGTTAATGTTAAAACTGTAGCCTCCGCCGATATGAACCGCCTCGGGCGACGGCGTCAGCCACACCCGACTTCGCAGCCTCGTAGGTCGCCCGGGTCGCCTCGAAAAGTTGAGCCTCGCTGACGCCTGTGCTGAAGTTCTGGTTGACAACGATACCGCCGCTCCCGCCGCCGATCTTGTGGTTGGGGATGACGTTAGAGTTGCCGCCCGGGACGACAACCTCGGGGCCGCGCTCGCCGACCAGGTAGGGGACGCCTCCAGATACCGCGCCACCGGTCGCCTTGCCGGTCAGATTGCCGGCGCCGAAAAAGCTGTTGGACGGTCCCATGATCGCCGAGCCGATCGCCGAAATCCAACCGGTGCTACTCGTCGCCGCCGCCATCGCAAGCCGCTGTGCCATCCCTTTCGCCCACTCGGCGAGGTAGTTCGCGACCGTCGAAGCCGTCCACGATTTAAACCACTCGCCGAAACTTGTCCATTGAGTCCGCCCGTTAGCAATCATCCCCTCTATCCCGCTGGACATATCGCCGAGCGCCGAGTCCCAGGCGCCGGACACCGTCTCGCTGGTCTCGACCGCCTGCTCGCGCAGCTCATCCATCGCGCCGCCCGCATCCTCCACAGCCGCCTTCGTCGCAGCGCCCGCCGCCGTCCCCGTCTTGGTAATCTCCTCGGCGGTCGATTCCGCGACTTTCTTCGCCACATCGACGCTTTTTTCGGCCGGTTCCATCGCCGCCATCATCGCCTCCTTGAAATCTTTCGCGACCGCGAACGAGTCGTCTGCCATCTGCCGGTTTCCCCTGGCGACGTCCCGCTGGACTTCAGCGTAGGCTCCGGCGACCGCCGCCACATCCTCCGCGTCCGGGAGCGTTACCCGGCCGAGCGAGACGTTCTCGACGTCTTCGATGTCGCCGACAAACGGCAATTTAGAGATGCCGGCGTTGAGCAGATTTATTGATGCTACCACCGAGTTGATTAGACCCTCAACCCCCTCGATCACGAAATTGATCGTCCCCTGCACCGCCGTCTTGATGCCGTTGACGATCTTGGGGAATTTATTTAAAAGCGCTTCAACACCCGTTGCAACATCGGCGAGAAAATCGGCAAAGGTCGCCGAGAACGCCATGATGTGACCGGTCGCCGACGCCACCGCCCAGCGCCAACCTTCCACAAAAGCTTTTGTCCATTTCGCCAGGGACATCTTCTCAAACCACCCGACGACCGTTTGGAGAACCGGTAGGAGCTCGACAGCCATGACGTTGCGGGCGCCAACCAGTTGCTTCCGCATCACGTCGATGTCGTCGTTGAACTCCTCAAACTTACTCGCATCCACCTCGTCGAACGATAGGCCGAGCGCGACCGCTTCTTCGCGCATTTTCCGCAGCCCCTCAGAGCCACCCTCGAACGTGTTCTTCAGCGCAACACCCTCGGTGTCGAAAAGCGCCATCATTAACCGGGATTTGTCGCCCTCATTTGTCACCTTCTGCATTGCGTCGGCGACTTCGCCCATGGCGTCCGCCAATGGCATCTCGTTGAGTCGCTTGGCGCTTAGGCCGAGTTCCTCCAGCGCCTTTCTCGCCTCCCCCGTTCCATTCGCCGCCGCCGAGATCCGCCGACCCGCCCGTTGCAGCGACGTGTCCATGGTCTGTATCGAAACGCCGCTCTGATCCGCCGCGTGACGGAACCCGGCGAGCTCGTCGATCGTTAACCCCAACTTCCTCGACGTCTTGGCGAGCGAGTTAGCCGCGTTCGCTGTACTTTTGATAATGCCAGCGATTGCAACACCCGCCCCCGCCGCAGCCGTCGCGACCTTTTTACCGAACGCCGAGAATTGCCTAGATGCGGAACCCAGAGACTTTTTGATCCCCTTGTCGAACTGCCGCCCGTCCGATGAAAACAAGACGCTAAGTTTTGCTATGCTAGCCGCTGCCATGTCGTTCTTTAATCTTTGCGAATGTCCGCCACCTTGCAAGGCGGGCGTCCGGTTGTTCTATTGCAGGACGCGGTATAAAATCCGCCTCCGAGAAGCTTCGACCGTGCCCCTTGCCGCCTGCGGCGTTCGCGACGGTGGCGCAAATACGCGCTGCCCGCCGATCGTGCCGCGCCTCCCGCGCCTTCCATGCTCTCGCGTAGGCGTTTAGTTCCAGGGGTGTCGAGCTCAGCCATTGTTGTTTTGTTAGTCCGATTTCGACGACGAAGAACGCTTCCTCTTCTTCGGCTTTCCCGGCGCTGAACCCTGCCCCTCCTCCCACGCACGCCGGACCGCGTCGGCGACCGGTTCCAGGTCATCGTCGTCCATCGCCGCCCAGATATCCTCGGGCGTCTCGGACGGGTTGGGTTCATCCAGCAGGCACCAGACCATCGCCGACACGGCGACGGCGCCGCCCGAGCCGAGCAGGTCGTTGACCCGCCCGGCCCGGAACTGCGTCCGCCGGGTGAACTTGAGCCGGCGGCTTTTCCCGCCGATGTTTACCTCGATGTTGTCAGCCATTTTTTAAGGCGCTGCGGTGATGGTTACGGCTCCGGAGATCTGGATTGTGAGCGTCAGCTCTAACCTCCCGTCGATCGCGCCGGGCTCGATTTCGTAGCCGGTGATGTATCCGCTATAATCAACCTCCGCACTGTTGGCAGTGGTCAGCACCTCTTTGAACGTCGTCTCCGTCCCGGCGGCGAAATTGGTCTGCATCGCCGCGTGGTGCGTGTCGTCCGGGTCGTAGAGGAAAACAGCGGTGACCGTTCCGCCGTCTTTAACGGTGGTGAGCTGTTCGCGCCAACCGCCCGTGCTGTCATGGGTGGTGACGTCGACCGTTTCCATCCCGAGCGCCGGCCCGCTGACGCTGACCAGGTTCGGGATCGCGACAAACACGGCTCCGCCGGTGTCGTATTGTAGTTGTGAGCCGAAGCTCGCTGCTTTTGCCATGGTATTTTTTCCTTTGGTTTAGGTTAGTGTTAGGGTGAAAAAAATTATGCTCCTCTCGCTCTTACCCGGTAGCTTAGCCGCTTCCAAAATATCACGCCTTCGCCGTCCGCCTCGCCCGGGTCGAACCCCTCGTCCTCGTCTTCGGCGAGTATCAAGAGGAACTCGGTAGAACCCTGCACCGTCTGACCGAGCGCAGCGATCGCACCGTGGAGCGCGTCGGCGATGTCGTCGTTGTCGTCCTGGCTTTCGCTCCAGAACAAAAACTCGACCGTCTTCTCGAACGTGCCCGATAGCCCGCCGTGGGTGACGGTGTCGCCCGTGCTGATTAGGCGGTAGACCCCATACGGCATCGCCGCCCGCTGTGGCGCGATGACGGCGTAAAGCTTCGACCCGATGAGCGCCGAAACGTTAGCGTCGGCGAGGACAAGCGCCCGGAAGTCGATTTTAAACTGTTTGGTGTCGATCATCTCCGCATCATCTTCCTTCTGATCCGCGCCGCCGCCTTCATCGTCTCCTCGGCCAATAATGATTTATATTTCGCCAACACCTGGGACTTGGTGGACTCGTATGCCGGATTAATAAACGGGCGAGGCATCACCGGTCCCCATATGGGGGAGTTCCGCCCGCCCTCCACTAGGTGCGCGTATCGACCGGGGACACGGAGCTCGCGCTTCCGTCTCCCCGGTCGCTGGAAGAATCCGCCCATCCCGCGCCTCGGTCCGACGATCACGTAGACGCTATCGGTTCGCGTGTTCGTTTTCGCCTTCAGCCCGAGGGACTTTTTCAGAAGCCCCGAGCTGCCGCTCTTCGGCGTGGGCGCCAACGCCTTCATCGCGTTCAGTGTGATCCTGGATGCCCGCGTGAGTGCGGCTCGTTGACCACCGCGCACTACCCGGCGCATGTTGTGATCGAGCTCGCGCTCCAGTTTGCCAAGCTGGCGCTCCATAGATCTGGCGTCGAATTTTATCATTGTTAGTATTTCAGCGTCTTGGCGCGGACCGACGACCAGAGGTAAGCTGCCAGCCCGACGACGACCGCGCCGACGATCTCGGCCACCGACCCGCTCGCGGCGTCAACCGCAGGCGCGAGCGCCTCGGCACCGTCGCCGGTGATGATGTTCTTGCCGACGAGGAACCCGGCGGCGGCTGTGAGTGCCTGACGGATGACCCGTTGTGCGTGTCCCGAGACGTCAGCCTCGACCATTTTTCTTGTGATGTTGCTCATAGTTTTTGTTGTGTTGTTATTCGCCCGTGTACGTTTTGGCGATAGTTTCGATTGCGACGGTCTGGCGCTCTAACAGAGTTCCCAGAGTTTGATTTTGCTCCCATATAACGTAGAGCGCGGCGACGAGCCCGAGCGCGGTGATGACGCCGCTGGAGAGCTTGCCGAGTTCTTTTAACACCTCCGGGTTCATTTGTTCAGTTCGTCCTTCCTGACAAAATTCGCAGAAAATTCCCGCTCGAACTGCTGCAACAGGTCTTTGGTGTCGCGGATTTCGCGTTCGATCTGGATGAGGGAGGCGGAGTCGGGCATGCGGTCGAGCCGTTCGTCTATGTCCCGGTACATCTGGTTTGCGTCGGTGCGTGTGAACCGGTCGCCAGCGG